CCGTTTTTCATTTGCAGGGCCTTCACGAGGTGATGGGGTTAATTATGTAACCATTCGTCCTCGTAACATTGCGTTTAATTATATCGTAAGGGCGGCATAAAAACGTTGGTTTGGGAGAAGGCTCTGCATTACCTGTTGGTGTCCCTGTTCCGTGGCCTTCAGCCACTCCGCCAACAGGCTGGCTGAAATGCAATGGTGCAGCATTTTCTTCTGAAAAGTACCCAAATCTGGCAAAGGCTTACCCAACGTTAAAATTACCTGATTTACGCGGTGAGTTTATTCGTGGCTGGGATGATGGACGCGGCATTGATACAGGACGTGCTTTATTGAGCATTCAGACAGGAATGCTGGAAAAGCACCGACATATTGTTGTAGCCAATGATGGTTACGACACAAAAGATGAATGGGAGCTGGCGACAATTTTCAAAAAAACATACACACAAGGACGGGGGCTTGATGCCTCAAATACAGGAGGGAATTTGATTCCATCACCGACACTTCATTCTCGAGGGAGTATTGGTAATACTGGCGGGAGTGAAACCCGTCCACGAAATATCGCATTTAATTACATCGTAAGGGCGGCATAAAAACGTTGGTTTGGGGGAAGGCTCAGCATTGCCCGTTGGCGTGCCCGTTCCGTGGCCCTTAGAAACACCACCAACGGGCTGGCTGAAATGCAATGGTGCAGCATTTTCTTCTGAAATGTATCCCAAACTGGCAAAAGCCTACCCCACCAATAAATTACCGGATTTACGGGGAGAATTTATTCGCGGCTGGGATGATGGGCGCGGGGTGGATGCTGGCCGCGCTTTGCTTAATTGGCAGCCACACACAATTTTGGACCATGCACACTATATGGAATTATGGACAGGGGACGGACTCGCCGCAGGAAGTGCACGGGAAGGCGTAAATCCAGGAATACTAGCTACATACGGTGACGGGGGAATAGTTAAAACGGACGAACCCGGTCATAAGGTGCCTTCCTCACTACGAGCTATTAGCTCTCGTAGTGTTAAACGTTATGGTGAAATTAGTGGAAATGTAGGTACAGAAACCCGCCCTCGTAATATTGCATTTAATTATATTGTGAGGGCGGATTAATTATATCAACTGGCTGTAGAAAGTTGTTTTTCAGGCCAGTTGAGATCTGGTGCCGTGGTTAAATCCATCGCGTTCAGCTCGTCTATATAATCTAGCACGGAGTTAAGCTGCGTGGTTTCTGCCTGCGTCAACTTCCGTCCAGCCCGTAATTTCAACTGAATCAGACTAATGGAATCCATCGCAGTATCAATCAATGACTGACGTTTTGTTTCTGCTGCCTCTACAGCTGCACTATGTTGAGCCTCAGTATCAACCACCCATTTCTCTCCATCCCATTTGTCGTATGGTGTTAGCGGGGCGATAGTGGTTGTATTTTCCGGATAGTCACCCAACACCGTGATTTCTTCGGGATTCCCAGTGTCAATGCTATAGACAGTTTCGCCACGATGATCTGGCACATACTCCCATGAACTTAAATCCTCTGAACGGAGAATCGCATAACCTGCTTTATGTGAGCCTGGAGCATCCAAACAAGAATTTGCCGGAATACCAACGCCAACAGCAAGATATTCAGTTGATGCAGAAATATATTCCCGATTACCACCATCATAGTTATAAACGATAATGTTTCCTGCCTGTATGGCTATAAGTTCGCTATTTAATATCGCATTATCCATTATGCTGCTCTCACAATATAATTGAAGGCAATGTTACGTGGGCGGGTTTCATTCCCCCCAGATAACTCCGTTCTGTATTGACTGGTAAATTTACCATTAATCGCTCCTTCTTGGACGGCGTTATCTGTCGACAACAGACTATCCCCCCCTCTGTCATTTGGCACCAATACCGTGTTATCCCACGCGTCCCATGACCGAATATTATGATAATGACTTCCTGTTAACCACCCCTGTATGCTTAAGATGACCCTTCCCGCATCCACACCTCGCCCATCATCCCAACCACGGATAAACTCACCGCGTAAATCAGGTAATTTTAACGTTGGGTAAACCTTTGCCAGATTTGGGTACTTTTCAGAAGAAAATGCTGCTCCGTTACATTTCAGCCACCCCGTTGGTGGTGTGGCGGAGGGCCACGGAACAGGCACGCCAACGGGCAGCGCCGAGCCTTCCCCTAAACCAACGTTTTTATGCCGCCCTTACGATGTAATTAAATGCAATATTACGGGGACGGGTTTCAGATGCTGTACGAACTGAGCGAGAGGCGTCGAATGTCCAGTTATAAGAGCCATAACCCTCAATAATTTCCGTTTCCTTTAGGCCTGTAGATAATACTTGACCATGTTGACTAAATGGCCCTGAACTAAGTACATCTCTAAAAAGCTGAGTACGCCCGAAAGAACCAACAATATTCTGAATTGCATCATTCTGTGCAGATAATAAATTACGGCCAGAGTCAATCCCCCGCCCGTCATCCCAGCCGCGAATAAATTCGCCCCGTAGATCCGGCAATTTATTAGTAGGGTAAGCCTTTGCCAGATTTGGGTACTTTTCAGAAGAAAATGCTGCACCATTGCATTTCAGCCACCCCGTTGGCGGAGTGGCTGAGGGCCACGGAACAGGCACGCCAACAGGCAATGCTGAGCCTTCCCCCAAACCAACGTTTTAGTCTTAATCCCTACCTATACCAACGATGTATTTTTAACTAAACAAAGAGGTTGTTTTTCATGCAAATTGGCTACATTCGTGTGTCAACAAATGACCAAAACACAGATTTACAAAGAAATGCACTGAACTGCGCAGGATGTGAACTGATTTTTGAAGATAAAATAAGCGGAACAAAGTCAGCCAGACCAGGCTTGAAAAAGCTGCTCAGAACGTTATCAGAAGGAGATACGCTGGTTGTCTGGAAGCTGGATAGGCTTGGCAGAAGTATGAAACACCTTATCACGCTTATAGAGGAGTTGCGGGAAAAAGGTGTTAATTTCCGTAGTCTGACAGACAGTATTGACACATCAACACCCATGGGGCGTTTCTTTTTTCATGTCATGGGTGCTTTAGCAGAAATGGAACGTGAATTAATTGTTGAGAGAACACTGGCCGGACTGGCAGCTGCACGCGAACAGGGACGCATTGGCGGACGTCGCCCGAAGTTGACAAAAGAACAACATGAGCAAATAGCGAGGTTGATCGAAAATGGCTACAGCAGGAAACAGTTGGCAATTATTTACGATATCGGTGTATCGACGATTTATCGTTATCATCCTGTAGAGAAGCGCCAAACTCAATCTGAGCTGTAATTCTAATGCCGCGTCGGTGTAATTTATCTTGATAGAATAGGTACATTTATCGCGCGGCACATCAATTCGATGTATCTAGCGCCTGCTGACCGCTAATGAAAACTGTCCTCGAAATGTTGTCCCTAGTCCGAGACTAGGGTATCACCTCTGGAAAGCATACGCAGAACCTTTTTTAAACTAGGGTGCCCAGCCTTTTTGCTGCTCGCCTTATTCGCAAAAATTAGCTCACATCCTGCGCTTTCAAGTGCTTTTCACTGCATAGCTGTGTTTTGTTCATTTGTCTATATGCGTACATAGCCTATTAGCATATTTTCTGCCCACTATCGTTATTTATTGCAAGCTACAGGTTTTAATTAACAAAACCAGTGTGTGTGGAAATCACAAAGTGCATACCGTTCTCAAATGTTGTTCAACTTACTGTTGTATAGGTAAAAAATGACATTTTATGTACATATCGTGATGTTATCCCTTCTTGGTGGGGTGTATTCGTATTTGAGTGGGCTATGTGAAAACCGTTACGAGTCCTCATGCAAGAAATTGCTGGCCGAATGTATTTCCGCCGTACTTGCTGGCTTTATTGGCATGTATCTCGCGGAATATAAGGACATGAATGAAAGCCTTCAGAGCTGCATGGTTCTTATTTTCAGCGCCAATAGCAGGCTTATTATTGAAGGTTCCAAAAGTCGGTTGAATAGGTAAGTCTCTTATGCAACATAACCGGTTGAGAAGTTACTTTGCATACCATTACCTCCTGACAACGTAGGAGGGAACTTGTGCTTGACACACAGGAATTAGCTCCAGTTGCTATTGCGCTCCTGCTTTCAGTAATTGGTGGGATAGGCACGTTCCTGATGGATGTCCGAGACGGTCGCCAGTCTGGCAATTTGTTGGGATTGGTTACGGAGATCTTTGTTGCAGTGACAGCTGGCGCGGTGGCGTACCTATTGGGGCAACACGAGGGCTGGGAGTTATCAATTACGTACTTAATGGTAACGATAGCCAGCAATAACGGTCATGAGGTGATTTCAGGGATGAAACGAGTGAATATCGATAGCATTCTGAATGTTCTTACAAGTTTGGTGAAAAAGGGAGGTGGGAAATGATTGGCTGGGGTGTATGCGCTCTTGCGTTAGCCTTAGCCGATCGCTATTTGCTAAAACGCAAGGACATCACGCATTTAGAACTTGGTGATGTGGAAATTAAACCGGGTTTCATCCGGGTGCCGTTCAAATACCGGTCTAAATTCCCGTTTTTGCGCGGCGCAACGGTCAGATATTGGATCCGCGATGTTCAGAAGCCAACGACAGTGATTGAAGGCGAACAACGTTGTTTGACGTCGGCTGAACAGGGCGAAAACAGTGAATGGTTGTACATACCCACTGAATATATGGGTAAAGGAGAACGGCTGTGGCATTTCAACGTCATGGTTACGCATGGCGACTCGTTCATTAACCCGTTGTATCGGATTTTCCCTGTTACTCAGCAAATCCGCAGAAGTTACGTAATAAATCTCGCACAGGATGTGTCAGATGACGAAAAATAAGTATGCAACGGTCGATTTTGACCAGGTTAATGAAAAGGGGCTGAAATCCCTTATCGCGGCGATCAATAAAACCGGTGTTACGGTAATTGAGGTTGACTCCAGCAACCGCGCAACAACGAAAGATGGCGTTAAAGTTAAAACCGCAAAGCTGGTTCTTAACGACGGACAAATTCTTGCCATACAGGTAAACGATACTGGCGATATATCGTCTGTGAGGCTGAATGGAAAAGCTATTCCTAACGCTCAGTCGCCGGATATCAAGACGCTTGGTACCGTCATGGGGCAAGCGGCCCGCAAAAACTCCGCAAAATTCCAGAAATCACTGATCGCCAAAGCGAAACGTGTTGCCAATCCGGTAGACAAGAAACCGGCAGTAAAATCCAACTTTCAGCGCCTGCAAGAGGCAAAACAGCGGAATGCTCAGGTGGTTGCCGCTTATAAATCAGCGCAGAACTCGGTGTCTTTCCATCAACAGCAGATCACTGATTTGCGGGCGAAGCTGGATAAGGATACCGGCCGACTCAATAACGAAAAGGCCCGAAATGGCGAACTCAAACGCCGTCTTAAGCAACTGAAAGCAGGAAATTAACATGGAACAGTTCAATATCAATAAAGGGGTGACGATCAAGCCTGGGCTTGACGTGCTTCCCCCGCCAGTGACTGATGATGAATATCGCGCATTAATGGCCGGTGAGGACCGCTATCTGATGACGGAATCCAACACCCTGGAGGAAATCGAGGCTACGTTCTTCTATGACACGCCGATCCACTGGTGTGCTACGGATTTACTGGAGGCGATTAGTTCTACTCGTTTGCAGTTACACCGGACCATGCAGGCATTTGTCCGGGCATTGAACCAGAAGCTGAATGGTACCGGAATCTCTGCGGGGAGTGATAAAACGGGGGATGTGGCCCAGAGCGGCGCGCGCGCGATCGGCGGTGCTGAAATTGGCCGGGCACGTAACGTTAACGGGCTGCCGGTCCTGCCAGCCATTATTCCGCTCAGTGATGGTCAGACTATCAGCATTCTGTTTCATAGCCCGACAGCGGAAAACCGGATCACCAATAGCGATACGCTGGTTGCTTTCCAGTTCTTACTGAATAAAAAAGACGTTACTCACACCGTTGCTCCGATGAGTGGACGTGATATGACGCTGGCGCAGGTCACCATGAAACTTGCCAACCTTGCAGAGAAAAACTCGGCAAAATTTCAGCGTGCGCAGAAGAAGAAAAAAGCCCTTGTTGATGAAATAACCCAACTACAGGCTGATAGTGACCAGAAAGAGGATGCCATGAGCGACCTCGTGGATCAGGTGGCAGCGGTAGAAGGGCAGAAGGTAGATCTGGAGCAGAAAATTAACGCTGTTGCATCGGAAGCGGATTCTCTTTATGAAGAGAATGAGCGTTTGCAGACGGAGATTGATCAGCTCAATCGCACTGGTGGGCGCGATACCATTGCTCCTGCGGGGACGACTGGTGGACACTCTCGCGCGATGACGGATCGCCTTGCCAGTATCAAAAATCGTATGCATATGAACGGGGAAGTGACGCTCAGTAATGGTGCATCAATGAAGCAATTCATTGAGGACGGCGAAGGGTATATCCAGTTAACCGATTCGGATGGCAGCGTGTACATGATCAAGGCTAAATCCATACAGGGTGTGGACATGGCAGATGCGATCGGCAAGCTGTTTAAAGCCTATAAAGCGGGTAATGTATCGGAATACCTGGTCCAACCAGAAGAACATAAACCGGAAAACGTCGAACCTGAACCAGCGGAGGATACCGGTAGCTCTTCGCCTGAACCAGAAGTCTCTGTAGGTGAATATCGATATGCCCTGCAAATGCGTCCGGCGGCCCCTGGCGCAATACCTGAAGGTAACAAAGCAATTCTGCCGCGCCCTGATGAAGGTGACCCGTATTATGAATATGCACGCTACGGCATTGCTACTTACGATACCCCGCTTTCTGATCAGCAAATGAGTGAGTACGACCTGAAGTTATTGCCTCGCGAGGATTCTTTCGACTTCCTGGCGAAGACACTTACTAAT